TTATTTTATTTTCGCTGTCAGTTTGTCCCCTTCTACATCGATCAGAATGACATCTTCGCTGCCAATATCTCCCTGTAAAATCAGTTTTGCAGCTAATGTCTCTACATGCTTTTGAAGATATCGTTTCAGCGGTCTTGCACCGTACATTGGCTCATATCCACCTTCCACCACAAAATTCTTCGCGTCATCTGTAAGCTCTATCGAAAGTTCTTTATCTTCCAGCCGTTTATTGACATCTTTCAATAATAAGTCAATGATTGCATAAACGTTCTGTTTCGTCAATGGTTTGAACATAATTGTCTCATCTAGACGATTCAAAAATTCAGGTCTGAAATGTGCACGCAGATCATTCATGACCATCGTTTCACTTTCCTTGCTGATCTCACCATTCTCATCGATGCCATCCAAAAGGTAAGCAGATCCGATATTTGATGTCATGATCAGAATCGTATTTTTAAAATCAACAGTCCGACCTTGTGAGTCAGTGATACGTCCGTCATCCAACACCTGCAGCAACACATTAAACACATCCGGATGTGCCTTTTCAATCTCATCAAACAAAACAACGGAATATGGTTTTCTTCGAACCGCCTCTGTAAGCTGTCCGCCTTCGTCATATCCGACATATCCCGGAGGTGCTCCTATCAGACGAGACACTGAGTATTTCTCCATATATTCGCTCATATCAATACGAACCATATTGCTCTCATCATCAAACAAACTCTCCGCGAGTGCTTTTGCAAGCTCTGTCTTACCTACCCCGGTAGGTCCCAGGAACAGGAATGATCCGATTGGTTTCGTAGGGTCTTTGATACCTGCTTTCGAACGGATAATCGCCTCTGTTACTTTTGTAACCCCTTCATCCTGCCCAATGACACGTTTGTGGAGTTCTTCGTCAAGATGAAGCGTCTTGCTTCTCTCACTTTCATTTAATTTTGCAACCGGAATTCCTGTCCATCTGGAAATGATTCTCGCAATCTCTTCATCTGTCACACTTTCATGCACTAATGAAAGATCCCGTTCTTTCACTTTCTTTTCCTCTTCCTCCAACTGTTTTGTCAGCTGTGGAAGTTTGCCGTACTGCAATTCTGCCGCACGTTCCAAATTGTAAGAATGCTGTGCTTTTTGAATCTCCTGATTCACCTGCTCAATCTCTTCACGGATTTTCTGTAGTCTCTCTACAGAAGTCTTCTCATTGTCCCACTGTGCTTTCTTTCCGGCAAATTCATCACGCAGTTCTCCAAGCTCTTTTTGTAGGTTCACAAGTCTGTCCTGACTTAATCTGTCATTCTCTTTTTTCAGAGCCGCCTCTTCAATCTCAAGCTGCATAATACGTCTTTGCAGTCCATCCAACTCTGTAGGCATGGAGTCTAACTCTGTCTTGATCAATGCACACGCTTCATCTACAAGGTCAATCGCCTTGTCCGGAAGGAATCGGTCGGAAATATATCGATTGGAAAGTGTTGCGGCTGCCACAAGTGCGCTGTCTGTAATCTTCACACCATGAAATACTTCATAACGCTCTTTTAAGCCACGCAGAATCGAAATCGCATCTTCCACCGATGGTTCATCTACCATAACCGGCTGGAAACGTCTCTCCAATGCAGCATCTTTTTCAATATACTGTCTATATTCGTCCAGTGTTGTCGCGCCAATACAGTGAAGTTCTCCACGCGCCAGCATCGGCTTTAACATATTTCCAGCATCCATCGCACCGTCCGTCTTACCTGCTCCGACAATCGTGTGAAGTTCATCGATAAACAGAATGATATTTCCATCACTGTTTTTCACTTCTTCGAGCACTGCTTTCAGACGCTCCTCAAATTCACCACGATATTTTGCACCGGCTACCAGCGCCCCCATATCAAGCGCAAACACTTTTTTATCTTTTAACGCCTCAGGCACATCCCCGCGCACAATACGTTGTGCCAGCCCTTCTACTGCCGCCGTCTTACCGACACCAGGTTCTCCGATCAACACCGGATTGTTCTTTGTCTTTCTAGACAGGATTCGTATGACATTACGAATCTCCGCATCACGACCGATGACTGGATCAAGTTTTTGTTCCCTTGCCCGTTCTACCAGATCGCTGCCGTATTTATTAAGCGTATCATAGGTTGCCTCCGGATTGTCACTGGTGACTCTCTGATTCCCTCTTACGGTAGAAAGTACTTGAAGGAAACGCTCTCTTGTAATATTAAACTCCTTGAAAATCGCCTTTACTTCTCTGTTTGGCTGCTTAATTAATGCTAGAAAAATATGCTCTACAGAAATGTACTCATCTCCCATTTGTGTAGCTTCATCTTCCGCATGAATCAAAGCTTTGTTCAAATCCTGTCCGATATATACCTGACCGCCTTGCACTTTCGTTCTCTTTCTAAGCGCTTCCTCCACACGGTTGATAAACAACTCTTTTTGAATTTCCATCTTTTCTAATAATTTTAAAATCAGACTGTCATTCTGTGTGACCAAAGCATAGAGTAAATGCTCCTGTTCAATCTCCTGATTGCCATATTCATAAGCAACTTTTTCACAGCCTTGCACCGCCTGCATCGAATTTTGTGTAAATTTATTTATATTCATACATCACGCCTCCTTTTGCGAGTTTGTTTTTTCTTGTTCTATTGTAGGTATAACACATATTGTT